ATGTTTAATCAAGTTTTTTATCACGATACTATTAAAAAGTACGTAGTTCTGTTTGGAACTATCTTTAATGATATCTACATCAAAAAGAGTGACGGAACTGATACAACACAGACTATTAAAGTTCCTGTATCGTACGGACCAAAGCAGAAATTCATTTCAAGACTTACACAAGATCCTGATCTAACAAAACCTGTTGCTATCCAGCTGCCTAGGATAGGGTTTGAAATGACAGATATAAGCTATGCATCAGAGCGTAAACTACCAACAATCAACCGAATTGCTGTTCAAAATACTACTGATCCAAATAAATTATCATATCAGTACATGCCTGTACCTTATGACTTCAACTTCAGTCTTTACATTTTAGTCAAGAATGCAAATGACGGTACAAGGATCCTTGAACAAATTCTTCCGTTCTTTACTCCAGATTGGACTGCAACGTTGAATTTAGATTCTTCGATGCAACATAGATATGATATTCCAATTGTTTTAGATGATGTTAGATCCGAAGACACCTATGAGGGTAATTTTGTGGAGAGAAGAGTTCTAACATGGACTCTTAACTTTACTCTTAAAGGTTATATATTTGGGCCTACACGTAAGTCTGAGCAAATCAAGACATCTATTATCAATCTATATAATATTGATAGAGACAGTTCATTCACAGCAGCTGTTGGCAATACACGGTTTCAGGATGTGATTACTACTATTCCAGTAGTAGCTGGTAAGACTGTCGCTCAAATTGAAGCTGATGATGATTACACTTTCAGTCAGACCATAGAGCAATTTTATGAACAATGATCCAATAGGTGATGCTTTGAATGTAAATCCAATACAACCACTACTAACTAGCTCTCAGAGAAAGTCGTTGGTACCGACAGACTACGAGTATGCCCGTGGAAGCATGATATCTGTTATTGAAAAGGGTAATGAGGCACTGAGTGACATGCTCAATGTTGCTCAGCAAAGTCAGCAACCAAGAGCGTATGAGGTTGTAGCTACTCTTTTAAAAACCATTGCTGATACCAATAAAGATTTACTAGAGCTTCAAAAGAAGCACAAAGATATAGAAAATATGGATGGTCCGCAGACCCCCCAAACAATTAACAATAACTTATTTGTAGGATCAACTGCCGAACTTCAAAAATTGATTAAACAACAAAATGAACAAGAATGAGATATATCTTGGTAACAAGAATCTAAAAAGAACCGATGTAAAGGTCGAGTTCACAAAAGAAGAGATACAGGAATATATTAAATGCGCCCGTGATCCTCTTTACTTTATTGAAAACTATGTCAAGATTGTAAACGTCGACAAGGGTCTCATAGCTTTCAAGCCTTATGACTATCAAAAAGATATCATTAGGTTAAACGAAAGAGAGCGATTTGTTATATGTAAGATGCCTCGACAAGTCGGTAAGACTACAACAGTTGTTGGTATACTTTTACATTCCGTACTGTTCAATGAACTGTACTCGGTTGCTATTCTAGCTAATAAGGAAGCTCAAGCACAAGAGATTCTAAGCAGGATACAGCTTGCATACGAACATCTACCAAAGTGGCTGCAACAGGGTGTTAAGGAGTGGAATAAGACATCAATTGAACTTGAGAATGGGTCGACTATCCTAGCAAGCTCAACAGCATCAAGTGCTATTCGCGGTACTTCTCAGAACTTTATTTACTTGGATGAGTTTGCATTCGTTCCAAACGGTATACAAGAAACGTTCTTTTCTTCTGTATACCCTACAATATCATCAGGTACCACAACTAAGGTACTAATCACATCAACACCAAATGGATTAAACTTATTCTATAAACTATGGGTTGATAGTGAGAATGAACGCAACTCTTATAAGAGAATTGATGTTCACTGGTCAGAAGTTCCAGGTAGAGATGAGGCCTGGAAGGAAGAAACTATTCGTAATACTTCCAAGGAACAGTTCCGTCAAGAGTTTGAATGTTTAGATGGTGATACCCTTATTGAAATTGAAGAAGAAGGTATCATCAAGAAAATTGCAATCAAGAATATTATAAATAGAATTGAATGTAACTTTCTAGAGGTCAAATGAATTATCGCAAACTTTGGGAGTCCAATTACGGACCAATTCCAAAAGATGATGAAGGATTTTCTCATGAGATTCACCACATCGATGGTAATCACAATAATAACTTACTTACTAATCTTATGATTGTGACGATTAGGGAGCATCTCAAAATTCATCTTGAACAAGAGGATTGGTTTGCTGCTGCACTTATAGCTAAAAGACTTGGTTCAGGGCCCGGTTATTCTTCAGACCTCCAACGCGGCAAAAAAAGACCAGGGGTGGGTGGTGCTAAGAAAGGGAATATTCCTTGGAATAAAGGAAAAAAAGGATGTTTTGAAGAATCTACCATACAGTTATTTAAAGAAACAAGATCTGGTAAAAGATATGGAATTGTCAAAGTAACGGATGATGAATGTTTGAACATATTGAATAATTACAATGAAAGACCAATGCTTGACGGTGAGGGAAAGAAATCTGCAAATGGTAAAACACTAACGTATGAGAGGTTATTTGCAAAAAAGTTTCACAATCAATACAGTATAACTGAGGCTCAGCTCTACAATATTATTACTGGAAAACGTAATGTTTTATAATATCAACGACAAACTTATAAACACTTCTGAAGGATTTAAGAAGTTTAAAGGGGTGCAAGTTGTAAGGAAAAGTGGAAGACTTACAGTGTGGCTGAAGACCGGTCAACACGTGATGTGCTCTTTAAATCACAGGTTAATGACTTCCAACGGATGGAAACCAGCTTTAGAACTGAAGCACGATGATATAATTATTGGCCAAAACTTTACGTCACAGATATATCATATAGAGTACGAATCTGGTGAATTTGATTTCTATGATATTGTAGGTGTAGAAAATAGTGAGTTCTACTCCAACGACATTCTATCACACAATTGTGAGTTTCTTGGTTCATCTAATACTCTCATCTCACCTGAAGTGCTTAGAAGATTGGTTTATAAGCCACCATTAAGCAATAATGAATTCTTTAAGCTATTCTATGAACCCCGACAAACGGGATTATATATGATGACGGTGGATGTTTCAAGAGGGTTAGGTGGTGACTTCTCAGCATTTATAGTGTATGATATCTCTGATGCCCCGTACAAGGTAGTTGCCACATACAGAAACAATAACATATCACCACTGCTGTTTCCGGAAGTTATATATAATACGGCAGTAAAGTATTTCAATGCTCATGTACTAATAGAGACTAATGATATTGGTCAGCAGGTTGCTGACATCCTTCATGAAGATCTTGAATATGAGAACATTATTTATACTGCTAAGACTCCAAAGGGGGCTGTAGAGGTATCACAAGGTTTTGGTAGTACGGCTGTCAAGGGAGTCAGAACAACAAAGGCAACCAAGAAAGTTGGTTGCAATAATTTTAAAGCACTTGTTGAGAATGATAAAGTAGAGTTAAATGATATCGATCTCATTGCAGAGCTTTATAGATTTGTAAGTAACGGTAATTCATACGAAGCAGGGGATGGTAACGACGACCTTGCAATGTGTGGTGTACTGTTTGGATGGACGATGACTCAGCCATTTATTAAAGAGATTACTAATTTAGATATCAGACGCAGGCTTGTTGATGAGAAACAAAGAATGCTTGATGAGGAAATTACTCCTTTTGGTATCATATATGATGGTCAGGCAATGGAGGACCAACCAATAGTTTATGTTGATAATTTTGCTAAATACATGAATTCCTAGTGACGGTTGGTAATATTATAAATAGAAAGAAACTCTAGTCTTTAGGAGATAAAAATGGCATTTCAAGTTAGCCCAGGCGTAAATGTTTCAGAAATTGACTTAACAACCGTTGTCCCAGCAGTATCTACTTCTGTCGGTGCAGTAGCAGGTGTGTTTAAATGGGGTCCTGTAGGAAAAAGAACCCTTGTCAGCTCTGAAACTGAATTAGCAGCACAGTTTGGTAAACCTACCAATCACAATCCAGAAACATTCTTTACAGCAGCAAACTTTCTTGCATATGGTAATGCACTATATGTAGTTAGAGCAGCTAACACAACCAACTTTGCAAACGGCGTGATTTCAGCTGTTGCTAATACTGGCTCAGTAACAAACGCTCAAGTGTTTACAGTTAAGAGTGAAGACGTCTACGACAACATTACTTTTAGTACCGATACTGATGTCTTGTATGTAGCAAGATGTCCTGGTGATCTAGGTAACTCACTTAAGATTTCTGTTTGTGATAGCGTAAATGCATACAGTAAGTCAATCAATATAACTGGTGGAGATGCAAACTTAGCATCAGGCTTAATTACAGCCACAATTGGTTCTAATTCAATTGTTATATCCATGTCTAATAGTGCAACTGGTACATTAGCAGAAGCAAATACAAGAGCTGCTTCAGTTCTTACAGAGTTGCAAGTTAACGATGTACTAGAGGTTGGTAATTCATCTATTGGTAAGCAGTATGTTAGGATTACTGGCCTACCAGTTGCAATGGGTACAAATGGTCAATTCACAAATGCAACAGCTAGGTTCTTTACAGCTAATGTAGATAGTGTATTCCAGCTATCAACAGACTACACTAGCAATACGTTCTCTAAGTATTGGGAATATTTCAATACAGTAGATTCAGCTCCTGGTATCTCTGATTATCAATCATCACAAGGTAACACAACTGCTGTTGATGAGCTCCATGTTGTCGTTGCAGATGAAGACGGTAAATTCAGTGGAGTGCCAGGAACTATTTTAGAAGTCTACAAAGGTTTGTCTAGAGCCACTGATGCAAAAACAACAGACGGATCAGCTAACTTTTACAAAACTGTAATCAATGAAAACAGCAAATATGTATGGTTTGGAAATCATAGATCAACAGCTCCAGCTAATACAGCGAATAATATAGCTAGCGTTAACACTACACCTTTGTATCTTTCGTTCACATTAGGTCAAGATGGTGACAGTGAATCTGATGTATCAGTTGGTACAGTGCTAGCTGGATATGACTTGTTTGCATCTGCCGAAGATGTTGATATATCATTGGTAATGACTGGTAAATCTAGAGGCGGTACAAACGGCGAGCAGATTGCCAACTACCTAGTAGACAACATTGCTGAAACACGTAAAGACTGTATTGTACTTGCTTCTCCAGATAAGTCGGACGTTGTTAACAACACAGCACAAGATGAGTCAGATGATACCGTTACTTTTAGAAACTCATGCAGATCGTCTTCATATCTAGTAATTGATTCAGGCTACAAGTATCAGTATGACAAATACAACGATATCTTCCGTTATGTTCCATTGAACGGTGATATTGCAGGTTTGTGTGTCCGTACAGATACAACAAGAGATCCATGGTTCTCTCCAGCTGGCTTTAATCGTGGGCAGATTAAGAACCTTGTTAAGCTAGCTTACAATCCTGATAAAGCTGATAGAGATCTTCTATACAAAAACGGTATCAATCCAGTTGCAACATTCCCTGGCCAAGGTACAATCTTGTTTGGCGATAAGACAGCTCTTTCTAAGCCTAGTGCTTTTGACCGTATCAATGTGCGTAGATTGTTTATCGTACTTGAGAAGGCAATTGCTACTGCAGCTAAGTTCTCACTATTCGAGTTGAATGATGAATTTACAAGAGCGCAGTTTATTTCTCTTGTTGAGCCATTCCTCAGAGACGTGCAAGGCCGTAGAGGCATTTACGACTATAGAGTTGTTTGTGACGAAACAAACAACACTGGCGATGTGATCGATAGAAATGAATTTGTGGGAGATATATTCGTTAAGCCAGCAAAATCCATTAACTTTATTCAACTTAACTTTGTTGCTGTGAGATCAGGTGTTGCATTTGATGAAGTTGTTGGTAGATTCTAATTAAGGAGATAATAAATGGCTTTTAGTATAAATGCATTCAAGTCACTAGTAAGCACTACTGACTTTGCAAGACCAGCTCTCTTCCAGGTGTTTATTTCAACACCACCTGGAGTACCTGCTCTGATCCCCTTCAGTCCTTTCCTAGTTCGCTCTGCCAGCCTACCAGCTTCTACAGTTGGCCAGGTATCTATTCCTTATGGTGGCAGAACAATTAAAATTGCTGGTGAAAGAACATATGGTGATTGGACAACACAGGTAATGAATGATGAAGGGTTCATCATCAGAAACGCTGTTGAGCAATGGATAGATATTATCAATCAAAGAACAACCAACTTCAGAGCCTTTCCTGGTGAATATAAAGTTGACTTAACAGTCAGTCAATATTCTAAGAAAGGACCTCCTTTGAAAATTGTTAAATTGGTTGGATGCTTTCCTACAAACATTAGCGAAATTGCTTTGGATTGGGGATC